GTGCGATCTCTATCTGGGTAACTATCATCGACTTGGAGTCTAAGCTGTTGTCCTGCTTTGCAAAGCTTCGGCGTCACAATCAGCACACTCCCATCGTTTCATTTCATTAAGCATCAGAGAATTGTGACCACAATCAGGCATTGGAGCAATGAACGCATCATCTATTGAATCGTATGTATAACCAACTCCTGCATAGTTATATCGAATCTTGCCATTATATGAAGTGCGAATACATCGTTGTCCGCGAAATTCGGAATACCAATCTTCTGGAGTTTTGCCTTCAATAAGTTCTGTTTCTTCAATACCGACAATAATTTCTGTCACAATATTGGAATCATCTATAAATGCGTAATGTGCCATTATGCCCAGCTCACAGTTCCTGTACCAGCAGTAATTGTTGTAACTTTGTAAGCACCACTTGTAGCAGTTGAACCTGTCAATCCTGCTCCGATTGTAATTGTATTGGTGTTTGAATAACGAAGAATTACAACACCAGAACCGCCGTTTCCGCCATTATGTGCAGTCGAATCATTAGCTGAACCACCACCACCAGCACCACCTGTATTAGCCGTTCCAGCGCTACCGTCTGCGTTATTTGCTCCGTTACCACCGCCGCCAGAACCACCTGTGCCAGCAGTATAATTACCACCATAAGCATAAGTTCCACCGCCACCGCCACCTGCATAAGTTACTGATGACCCCGTGATCGATGTGGCTACGCCGTTTCCGCCATTTGCGCCATTGCTACCAGCAGCTGATGCTGTTCCAGTTGCTCCAGCACCACCACCACCAGAACCACCATTCGCAGTAGCACCAGCAGCACCGCCAGCATAACCTTGATTTGCTGTACCGGTACCGCCAGCGAGAACTCCGTAACCGCCAGCAGAGCCACCACCAGAACCACCAGAACGTCCTACTGTATAAGTGCTATTCCATCCAGAACCTGCACCACCACCTGCTGTTGAAGTGATTGTTGAAAAAATAGAATTTGCTCCTGATGCACCGTAAGCAGCTCCAGTTGAACCAGCGCCACCAGCACCAACGGTTACTGTGTAAGAACTACCCGTGGCTATGGTTAGAGGACTTTCTAAACTTCCACCGCCACCTGTTGCAGTAACTGTGCAACGTAATCCACCTGCTCCACCGCCGCCAGCACCCGATACGCCAACGTTTGAAGAACCACCACCGCCACCACCTGCAACGACAAGATAGTCAATACTCAGATTTACTGATGTAAAAGGTGTGCCAAATAATCCTGCTGTGATTGCGCCAATCATTATGCGATTGCACCTACGACATACCAAGTATCGGTTGCAGTCTTAATGCAGACGGCTGTCTTGTATTGAGCCAAGGTTGGAGAAGCTGCTGTTGCACCTGCTGAAAGGATTGTTGTAGTGCCAGAGGTCACAGCAGAGATTGTGACCGCTCCTGCGCCCTTGTTAAGAACTGTGATTGCAGTACCTACTGGGAACGCTACTGAAGCGTTTGTAGGGATTTTGAAGGCTACTGCTGTCGCCTTGTTCATAGGGACTAGGGCTTGGTACTGATCCGCTAGGACTGCTGTGTAGTCTGTTGTAGCGTCAGTATTGACCGTAAAAGTCACTAAGCCGTTTACCGTTGCGGCGGTTAATACATCGCCTGTAGATGCTGGTAGTCCTGTTGCCATTTATATCTCCTAGTAACCCAATGTATTAGTGCCGATTATACCGTAATAACTTGACCCCACGATGAAAGCGTCTGCTATCGGCTCAAGTGTTGTGATTGTTGCAGTCATCTTATTGGGCGTGATAGACCAGTTAACGCCTTGGAACTGAAGGTTCTTAACGATAGTGCTGTTGTCTGGCTGGATATTGGTTATGAGAAGATTATCAAAATAATCAAGTCCAAGCATTGTGTCAGTTGGAACTGAAGGGTCTAAGAGATCAACTGTCATCTCGTCAATGCGGATAGTCGTCTCTTGACGCGTAGCAATGTATTCCTTGGCTATATTGGAGACGATGGTATCCGTCTCAGCTACAAGGTCTGTCTGTGTGACTGAGTGAGGGAAGTATTTATCGACTGAGGTCTGATTGGTAACAACCTGAACTGTGCCGCCTACGCGTCCTAGGTTGGCTTGGTTAATGATGAGCTTGTCATCGAAAGCATACTTGAGGTTCTTGTAAGGAATCCCACCAGTTTGATTAAAGGTTGTTGGACTGTTGGCTAGAGAAGCCAAGACCTGCGCTCTGGACTTGAAGATTGCTGTTCCTGAGCCGTCCATATAGAACGCGCCTGTCTCGGAGAACTCTGCGTTCTTGAGGGCTTGAAGGCTTGTGCGGTTAGTTGCTGGGTCTGCGATACAAGTGTTAGCACCTGCTGCGATTGTGCGCATCGAGGAAGGGAATGAGACTTGATCTAGTATTTTGCCAATACGAGTGCCCGTTGTCTGTCCTGCACCTGAGTCTGTAATGGTATTGACGTTAGCCATATTGAATAGGCGAAAGGCATCTTGACAGACGATATCCACATAACCAGTTTCTTGATTGACTGGATAGGTATAGCGGTACTCGATTGCATAGCCTGAGAATAGGTACTTCTGGGTAGTGCTAGTCGTTGCTGAGACACGCAACTTGCGAAGTGGCACAAGGTAGCCATAGTAAGGGCTGGCTGTATTCTGAGGGTTAAAGTAGCTGAGAGGGTCTAAGACTCGGACTGTGCATTGTCCTGCCTCATACTGGTCACGCTGGATATTGCGACCGCGAGTAATGCTAATCTCATAGACGTTAGGAGTTAGATCAACTGTTGGTTCTGGAAGGCTAGAAGTACCAAGTGTATTAGTGCCTAGGATTCCATACTTAGGGTCGCCAATGATGAAGCCGTTATAGCCAAAAGTTGCGCCGTTTGAGAAGTCGAAAGATACGGCTATCTGCGCTGGGAGTGCCATTAGCCGAACATACCTGCGATTCTACCAATCTGAGATGGTGAACCTGAAAGACTTGAAAGCTGCGCTCCTGCTAGGACTTGGTTGATAAGTTCCTGTTCGCGGATTACATTGCCTTGAACTTGGACGTTGATAACTGTATTGCCTGAAGTCTGCATGCCATAAGAAGGGAAGTCCACGTTGCTTGCCTGATTAGCAACTGACATTGCATAGTCCCCATAACCTGCCACAACCCCGATAGCAGCTAGTTCAGGTGCTAATCCTGCTGGTCTATAGATAGCAGTGGAAGGTGCTGTCAACGCATTTAACTTATTCTGAAAATCAAGAATCCACTGATCTAAGAAGGCAAAAGGATTGGCAATTTTTGCATTGCCTATGCTTAAGAAGTATTGGTAGAGTTTCCCTGTTGAATCTTGAGCCATAAGTATTTCTTTAGTCAGCTTGGTTGCAAGGTCAGCATTGCCGTTTAGTATTGCTGCTTGAGCCTCAAGGCGAGTTCTATCCTCAGCCGAGAGGTTGCCCTTGAGTGCTGCAATAATCTGAATCTGCTCTAGGTCAAATACTGAGCCAGCCTTTTTCAAATCTGTTTGCTTTTTCTGTTCTGCTGTAAGGGCTTTATTTGCAGACACTTGCTTCTTGGTAAGAGCTGCTAATTCCTTGGCTCTCTTGGCTGCTGCCGCTTCTGCTGCACGTTGCTGTGCTGTTCTAGCGGCTGTACCTGCTGGAGACTTAGAACGGTTGGTTGATGGCTTGCCTTCTAGTATGCCTACCAGTGATCCATTAGCACCAGTGAGTCCACCGAATGTAGTGAGGAAGTCGAGACCCTTATAAAGTTTAACCAAGCCACCGACTAGGAAGCCTGTAGCTGTTGTAACGCCGTTGATTGCCTTGGCGATATTGTCAATAGCTTTTACTGCATCTGAAGTCTCTGAGCCTCCTGCAATACGGGCGAAAGCATCGACAAGTCCAGCACCGATTGTCTCCTTGGCATTGTTACCTGCAAGGGTAAGAGCATCGAGCTTGTATTGGGTAGTCTCAAGGTAAGCGTTAGCAGAGCCAGCAGACTTAACCAGCATGATGCCTAGAATGTCAGCGAATGACTTGCTCTTAAGTTCTGCCTGAGTTAAGCCTGTATTGTATTTCTTGAGTCCGCGAGTAATCCCCACATATCCATTAGCCAAGTCTTGTGAGACGGTAGCCAAGTCCACACCACTTGCCCTGCTGATTTGAATAGCATTGTTAAGAAGTTCTTGAGACTTAGTGAGTGATCCAGTAGTGGTCAGCAACGCCTGAAACGCTGGACGAAGAATGTCATCGGCGATAGAAGAAGATTTCTCAAGGTCTGCTATAAATGTAGTGACCTTAGTCTGAGAGAATGAAAGTCCTAGGTTATCTACTGCGGTAGCAAGTCTGCGAGCTGCTGCCTCATCTGCTGCAAAAGCCTTAACTGCGTCTTTGCTATAGCGAACTATTGCTGTAGTACCAAATGCCAAGCCAAGGCTTTTACCTAATTGGACAACTCGCTTGTCTAATCCGAAGATTGCTTTATCGGCTTCCTTGAAAGCCTTTTTGCCCTTGAACTCGGCGGCTAAGTCAATTCTTAAATCTGCCATTAGACCTTATCCTTCATCGAGTCAAACTTTTCTTTAGCCTTAAAGATTGCCTTTACGACTCCATCTTGAGCCTTGCCACGATCATCTTCGAACGCTCTAAAGATTGCGCGACCTGTCATCTTCTGACCTTTACCCACAAGTTGTCCACCAAGTTTAGGAGTGAAGTTACCTGTAACGCCTGACTTGCGTCCTGCGGTTTCATAGATAGCACCAGCAGCAGACTTGTTAAATATAGAAGCCAAGGCAGCAAAGCCTGAACGATTAGGCTTGCTAGGTGATGACTTAAAGGTAATGCCCTTACGAGCTTCTTGCGCATCATAGGAACGATTAGCCCAGCGACCACCAGCGTTAGGACGCTTTAGCCAGCCACTAGGTGCTTGCTCATTAGTAGGAAGGAATCCACGAGCATTAGTAACTACTGGCTTGAGGAATGAAGCAATCTCTTTGCTGACTTCTTTAGCCAAGGTGGGCTCGACAATAGCCAGAGCCTTTCTAAGAGCGGTTGCGCCTTGCAGTTTTACTGGCATCGCTTCGCTCCTTCGCTAAATCTTTAAGCACATCTACATGTGCCTTGAAAGCCATTGGAGATAGTTCCACAATGGTTTGGAAAGGAACTCCATACTCGTAACTCAAGCGAGCTGCGAGATAGGTGAGGGAGTTCCGATCTACCCTAAAGGGTCAGACTCTAAGACCTCAACTGACTTGAGAGTCTCAAGGAATGATTCCCCGAAAGGTTTGACTGTTTCACCCGAACGTCTAATTGCTTCCCAGCACAGCCAGTAAACGTCTGACTGCTTCTGATCTTCAATCAAGGCTTTGTGAAAGCCCTTCTTGGCGTACTGCTCGAAGGCGTATTCAATCAGTGGAGTAATTTCATACTCTGTTACTGAATTGTCTGCCCTTGTTACCTTGAGTTTTGCCATGTTAGCCCCTGACTTAGTTGGTTATGGTGCTGTTGTTACAGCGATTGTACCTGATACGTTCCAAGTTACAGACTGAGTTGATAGGTCTCCAACTGCACCATTTACAGGTGTTGTGTTGTTGATTAGGCAAGTCATTGTGTAAAGAGGGTTTGTAGCTGATACGACTGCATCAACCTGCTTGAATGTTACTGTGACGTTGCTGCCCCAGTTTGTCTGCAAAGTCTGTAGAGTCTTTGAAGATGCTGAGTCATTGTAGAAGTCGATTGAAATGCTTGAGGCTTCCAATCCCTTTACAAAACGATGACCAGAATCGCCAAGAGCCGTTGTCTCAAGCTCATCGAATGATCTGTTAATAACTACGTTGCTCACCAACGATGAGAGGTCTACTGCATTAACAGTAAGAATTCCCGTATTTGCTAGATATACTGCCATTTAGTTTATTCCTCGTCCTTCTTGGTTGATGGTTTTGCTTCTGCTTTTGGAGCGACCTGACCGATTTTAATCAGGAACGCTTCGTTCTCTTTTTCCCATTGTGCTAAATCGGTCATGATTTAACTCCATTCCGTAAGGGTACTGATTGCAATGTCGCAAGTCAGTAAATCTCCAGAAGCGATTGACAGGACGCTGGGCGCGCTTACGCTTCCTACGTTAAATACAATGCTGGACGCTTCAAGCAGCGCGAACACCCGAACTACATCGGCTTCGATGCCAGCAAGGTTGCCCTCATTGTCTAGCAATGGGACAAGGATAGAAATCTTAAAATTAGCCAAGGGTGCGACTGAAGTGCGGTCATTATTCGTAGGCACAATGTATGGATCAGCAGGAGTGACAATAACGCTGTTAGCAATAGGCGTAGCAGGAGGGAATGAGAATACTGAATACTTTGTGTTATCGGTCAGAGCCGCTGCAATGGAGCTGCGTAGTGTGGTTATTGCTGGCATTAGCCCACCATTGAATTAGGGCTGAGATATGGTGCTAGCAAGCCACGAACGCGAGAGATGAGCTGTGAGGACATGGCGTACATATTGCCCATTGAGCCGTCTGGGTTCATGCCGTTGCCTGAGTTAGTCTGGCGAGAAGTCCAGATAGATACGCAGATCATAAGACTTGCTTCCTGAATTGCTGGAATAGCTGTGTAGTCTGTGTAAGTCTCAGCAGAAGCTGTGCCGAAAGGCTGGATTGCGTGATATGGGTTGTTATTGCCAGCAGTAATTGCAATGGTAAATGAATACTCACTCACACCTGTAATGGTCTTTGTGCCGTTGTATCGGCTTCCAGCATTAGCAATAACCACAGACTGACCGACATAGAATATATCTCTAATGTCTTGGTCAAAGTAAAGAGTTCCCACTGTTGAATCACTGCTGTGAGCAATGATTGGTACATCGTTCTTCCATAGAAAAGGCAACAAGACATTATCACCAGCATCGCAGACGGACTGAATCACAGCGTCAGAGTATAAACTTCCAACGCCAAGTGCTGCTTTCAGTTCTGCAACTGTGGTGATGCTCATTGTTATCCTTTCTAAAGACTCAAGGGGACTGCAAGGGCTCTGGCAGCCCCCTTGAGCGACTTAGTTCAAGCTGATTAAGCTTGGAAGTTATAGCGGTAAACTCCACCGCCATCTTTCGCAACGTAAATTGCGAGGTATCCGTAAAGGTTGATTTCAACCTCACCAGATGTAAGGACGTTTACGCGAAGCTGGGTTGTTGGAGATTCCCATGTGTAAACTGATGAAGGCGCAACGAGGTACATTGAGTTATCGCCAGTTCCTGTTGTGATGTTGTGATCAACAATGAGGTTAGTACCAAGCACGTCACCGACAACCGAAGTTGGGCGAGTTGAGCCTGATTGGTTCATCGGTGATGCAGCAGTGTAAAGCGCGCGACCAGTTGTGTCAGCGTAAGACATAATCTGACCCCACTGTGAAGGTGATGCGATAAGTGCTGATGCGTAATCTCCACCTGTGTTGCCGTAAATCTTTGCAGCGTTTACAGAGATGAATGACTGGAGAGCTGCTGCTGATAGAGCGCGTCCATCATCTTGCTTTCCGTTTGCTGTCAAAGCAGCAAGGAGAGCAGAATCTGTTGCCTTCTCGTACGCCTTGCGAAGTTCTGCCATTACGAGTTCCATGAAGGCAGGTGATGATCGGTCAATTAACTCAAATGAGATGCGCTGCAGACCAGAGAACTTGTTGATAGTTACTGTGTCATAAGCGGAAGTCATGCCTGTTTCAGATGGTGCAACGCCTTCGTCTGTGTCTGCAACTGTTGGTGCAGTATTCGCTGATGCTGATGCGTTGGTGTACATGCGAGGGACTGTAAATGAAAGTCCTGAATCAACCAATGCTCCGCGAGTCGAAGCGTTAAACGCTGGGCGACCTGTAAATGTATCAGTAATGAATGTGTTGAGGTGCTGTGGGAGTGTAAGACCTGTGTTAGTAGATGATGAATCATCTGCTGCGCGAACTGTGCGGCGAGCTTCATCGTCTCCGAGTGCTGCCTTGATGTTTGCTTCGAGGTACTGTGCTGATGTGATTGGAGCTGTGCGCTCTCTTACTTGAAGATTGGCTACAACTGTTGGGCGAGCCGCTTCTACTGCTGCCGCTTCAACTGCTGGAGCTTCTGCCTGAGTGGTTTCTTCCACAATGGGCTCGCTTTCTGGTTGGGTTTGTTCAGCAGGGATTGTTTCCTCTGCTGCAATCTCAAGCACCTGAGCAGACTTAAATGCTGGCTCTGTTACTAGAGAAACTTCTTTGAGACGCGCTGATGAGACAACGATGTGTCCATCACGTGAAGGCTTTGATGCGATCACTTCAGCACCCACAGAAAGTCCAGATACTAAACCTTCTTGTGCTTGGATAAGTGCGTCATTGCCACCTGTAGATCGTGAGAGCTTGAATGTTGCGTAAATGCCATCTGGACGAACTGTTGCAGAGACCATGCGACCTACTGGCTTCTTCATGTCGTGCTGGCTAAGCAACTTAATCTTTGATGGGTCGTCAATCTCGATAGACCCTGCCTCAAAGACAACGCCTCCCATATTGGTGTTACCGATTTCGCCTGTACCCATAGGGACAATCTTCCCTGAGATTTCGCGGCGGTCTTCGTTGCACTCGATTGAAGATGCTTCGATTATTAGTTGATCCATTAACTGATTCCTTCGCTTCCGTTAGGAGTTAAATCTGTCATTTCCATTGCCTGTTCAGTTGTAATGAGTCCGAGAGTAAGTAGCTTCTCGACAACCTGAAGTTCAACCAATGGGTCGCTCTTGAGGAAGCTGTCAAAGACTGCAAACTTAACTTCATGGCCTGCTGTAGAGATATCGTCCATAGATAGACGGCTCTGGATAGCCTGAACGTAAGGCTCAATAGATAGTGCGTAGAACTGCTTGCGCTCGTCTTGGACGTTGGCATAAGTCATTGTGGTGTTCTGGTCTGCTGACAAGTAGTAAGCAGGGACGTTCATTGTGCGAGCAATTTGAGTAGATAAATTCTGGATTGCATCGTTATACATCATGTCTTTAGGTGAGAAGGAGACAGGATTGTAATCAAGAGTAGATGTAAGGTAAGCCGTAGAGTTATTCTGACGGGCGCGCTTCCATGCTGAGATGAGTCCTTGAACTTCATTAGGTGGAAGGTCTGCACCTGTGTTCTTAAGGAATCCAGCAGGTTGTGGATTAGCAGAGTTCTGAGCTGCTGCTTTCTCAACGTCAATGGCTGCCTGAATAGTGCGACTGCCTCGTTCTAGCACTCCCTCATCAAAGCCTTGAATAGTTACAATGTCATTCATGTCTATTGCCTTGGCATCGATGTAATACTGAGTAACCATGATGCCTTCAAGATCAGTTGTAAAAGTAACGCGAGAGTTTGCAACCCATTCAAAGTTAGCAGGGCGCTGGTCTTCAGAATACCTATCGGTCACTAAAAGATACGAGACCCCATAAAAGAGAAGGCTGTCCACAATCCATGTAAGGGTTACGAATGAAGGCTGTGACTTTGAAAGTTGCTTGATCCATCGAGGTGGAGCAATTACTTCACCAGTTGAGGTCTTGTAATACTCAAGAGGAATAGAAGCTACAGTTCCGCAGATTAGATTGCGCGCTCTGGCAACGCTAGGGACTGACATAGCATCGCGCCGAGAGACTCGCGTAAAGATTGCATTATAGATGCTGGGCAGATTCTCGCCCATAACCTGTGGTGCGTATTGCGCTTCAATGACTTGTGGCTTACGCGAAAAGAGACCCATAGAGGGCAATTATACACTACATGTAGGTCATTCTGAGTATATAGCCGCCACCTGTTGTGGTTTCGTTAATTGGTGGACAACCATTGCTGTAGAGATTGCACCCGATACATCTCCAGCACTTTTGCGTTTAACAATTCGCCATGATGAGTCATTGGTCTTAGCTGCACAGTTATTCATCTGTTGCACCCAGTTCTCTTGGCCTGCATGAACAAGGCGATGATTAACCAAGGCATCTAATAGATCACCGCAAGCCTGATAGAAGGCAGCACCAGAGATATCCATGCACATCTGTCCAGCATTGGTTAGTCGGTCTGCGATTGACTGTGCCGTATATTTGTCAAAGCAGATTTGGCGTGGGCGATACTGGTCAGCCCAGCCTTTGATTTCAGCAGCGATCTTAAGGTCATCAACCGATACCTGCGACTCCCATGTTTGGAGTATTCCCACACCAATTCTGCCGTCAGGCAATATCTGACCAGCAACCAGGCTCGCATTGCGGCGAGAAGGAGACACATCGAAAGCAAAGACTGTATAACCGCCGACTGGAATCGTGAGCGAGGCATCGGACGTGTCCTCAAGGACTCCATGCGGCCAAGGAGAACTGAGAGAGTCAATCCATTGACACAGCAACTCAGTTCTAGTGTTTTCAATAGGGCTAGTAGCAACGGCTTCTTCAAGGGCTTCCTCCGAGATAGTAAATGAGAGTGCTGGGTTTGCCATTGCCCAACCTAAACGGTCAGTGATCTTGCAATACTGTGGTGCGCTGTATTCATAGAAGCCGAAAGACTTAGGTGGGTTCTCCAAGGCTC